AAGAGTTAGTGTAACTATATTGGTAGAACTATTAATTGTTGCATCACTAACCTTGACACCGTTTGAGTTATTAACAGGGACAAGACGTGGATCTGTATCGTAAAGACCCGAAGTGTTTATCAAGATATTTACTTGCGACACAGATGTGCCTTGAGTTTCAGTTTCAAATCGTGTATCAGGGTTTACTTGACCTGTTACTCTGTCAATCAGAACTAAACCTGGGCCACCAGTGTAGTTTCTACCACCAGAACTTACACCGATACTATCAATAGTTGAGAGTCTGTTCAGACGCATGATTTGAGGTAACTGAACCTCAGGTTCAAGAGTCTTATCTGGGGAGTAGTCAAATCCAATGTTCTTGATAGTGGTGGTCTTCAGAGCACCCAGATTTCTACTGGACAGTTTGATAATGCCACCAACACCAGATGTAGACCCAATAGATGTGACCGTAGGCAGGACTCTGTATCCCTTACCCTTAGAAATTACCTGTAATTGTTCAATAGGGCCAGAAACCTGCGTGGCAGTTGTGTCATACTTGAGAGTAGTGGCTTCGTCTGAGGTGTAACCATCTCTTTCAGGTAATGTTGGAATATTAAAAGAGAAACTGGTGCTGCCTACACCAGAAACCGTAAACGTTCCATTATATCCACTTTCTCTAATCTTGATACTTGCTGCATTGATAACGTCGTTATCAGTAACAGGATTATTCTTATCTGCACTGATGATATTCAGATTGACTGGATTGAGTCTATAGAACAGTTGTGTGGGAGTGTCTTGTGTTACAGAGAAATCAACTCTTGCTGTGGTTGTCACACCAACAGTTCCAACTCCAACAACTTGGAAACTTCCATCATTTGTATTCAAGAAATATGGTTTGGTGAAGTTCTTATCACCAAATAGTTCAAAGTCAAATACTTTCCTTCTCTTTCCTGCAACAGTCTGTCCAAGAGATGTGTCAGACACTGCAAAACCAACTTTATATCCACGAGTCAAATTCAGAAGTGGATTGATAAGTCCGATTTCGTGATTATTACCAACCGAGGTAATACCGACAACTTCAGGTATGGTCAGATTGGCTTTGTAATACGTTTCTGCAAGTTTGAAGGTGTTTTTATCAATTCTTACGACGAAATAGTTTTCCTTATCAACCAGAGGTAGAGCAGGGTTGGTGGAAGAATAAAGAACCTTTTCACCCGTGACAAATCCATGATCTTGGATGGTTATGGTGTCAGTATTTGTGTTGATACCTGCAGAACCAAAGTTCTTAGGATTGATAATTGTTCTTTTCGTTATGTCGTCATATTTGACATAATAAGAAGATGAAATACCAGGTGTCACCGACATGATGACTCTATCGTTTGCAATCAAACCATGAGGTTCCTTACAAACTACGGTTCCAACGACTTTCTCTACAAATCCAGTGATTTCTTCCTTTTGTGGTTTGAAACTATGAACCTTACCAGATCCATATCCAGTAAAGAATAGTTTGTAGGCTGTGGATCCAATACCTGTGACCGCACCAGTAGAACCTATACCAAGTGGGTTGGTAGAAATGCCTAACAGATCCTTACCATCATTGATCGCAAAAACAAAGGAGTTGTTTGGAAGATTGAAAGTAGAAATTCCATTATAGACCTGGATTGAAGTATCTCCATCACTGCTATAGAGAAGTTTTTGACCATTTACAAATCCATGTCCAGGTGCATAGATGTTTTGAGTTGGAATAAACCTAGACGTTGCAATACCACCAGGGGCTCCCAATGTATAGAAGATCGTAGATCCAATGCCAACACCAGCAGTATTACCAAGTGCAAGACTCTCTGTTGGATTGAAATATCGAGAAGTATTTCTGTTTGTTACGATATTTGTATTCAATCCGACGTTGAATTGAATTTTTCTGTTTAAAACAGTGATCAAAGATGTTCCACTATGTCCTGTTCCTAAGACACCATCAAATTCTCTCTTGACCCGAATAGTGTTATTCAGATTGTCAATGTTCATGACAAGCATCTGTTCGGTAGAGATGCCGATAATGTCATCTGGAGTGATGTTGTCAGGCCCAAGATTTCCAGAAACGTGGAGATCGGTAACGATACCAGTAGAACCAGTTGTTCCGATACCAGTGGACAACAGTAAGAATGCGGTACTGAATCCAATGGTATGTCTACCATCAAGTCTTCTCAGAGAATCGGTAGACAATCCAGAAACGGTTACAACATCACCAACAGATAATCCATGTGGTTCAGTTGCAAATCCAACGACTCTTGCCTTAAAGTTATCATATTCAAAGACAATATTTTCAACTTTTGCTACAGTAGAAGCAATTGATACGATATCTTTGCCACTGACCTGCGATACTTTTGCAGAATATCCATTACCAGAATCATTTGAGACAACTCTCAATAGATCATTTACTTTATAACCAGTTCCAGCACTTTCGATGATGTAATCTTCAATGCCACTCGAAGTAGAGTAATTAACTACGGTTTCTTGTAAAACTCTATCTCTACTTTGATAAACACCCTCATAAGAAGCACCTGGTTTAGAGAGTTTGTATGGATACGTGTTTCTTCTCAAGTCAAGAGAGTTGAGATCTCTAAAATCTTGACCATTGGTCTCAACAAAGTTCCAAGGGTCAATATCAGCTGCATACTTGTCACCAATTAAGTATGGGAACTGTGGAGCACGGAAATTTTTGAATGTTCCACTGGTCTCATTTTCAGTTGGGTTAATTGTAGCAAAATATGCATAAGTTCCGTTTGGATAGTCTGGTGTGATACAGAAACGACCATTATTTCTATCCAGGTCGCCATTACCCTGATATTCATAGTCCTTAATGAAGAAACCAAGAGGGAACTGACTAATGGGTGGTCCGTTCTCTCTAGAGGTCTTCAGGACGTAGCCAGACCGCATTGGGCGAGCGATACCACCGTCTTTCCTGTCATATCCATATGGTCCATAAATTGGATTTCCATCATATGCCCAACCAATGATGGGAGAGTGTTTTGTAGAACCTTCTTCCGCATTGTTGACAAGATTTAAATCACTTTGAGCATAATCTTTTGTCCCATCACTATTCTTCTGTTGAATAAGTTTTCTGAGTTCTCTAGGTGCATAGAAACTGGTAAATTTCATACCATTATCATTATCACCTCTGATCAAGAATCCATCATCAGGTTGAATGATGTCTTCGTATCTCTTGACGTTGTTAATCTGCCAATTGTTGACTTTCGTCAAGAACTTAACACCTGAACCAGGTAATTGTTCAGATACAACAACTTGAGATGTTGAATATCCAACACCACCATTCGTTACAGTGATTTTATCAATACTTCCATTACTAATGGATGCAATGACCTTTGCACCAACACCATCACCGAAAATAGTCAGATCAGGTGCAGAGGTGTATTCAGTTCCAGCACTGGTAACGATAACAGACTGGATTTTTCCGTTTTGTACAATAGCTTTGTATTCTGAGGAAGATCCAGAAGAAACTCTGACTTCTGGTGGAATAGAGAAGTTGAATACATCAGAAGAACCATATCCAACACCAGGTTCCTCTACGTTAATTGCAGTGATTCCACCTCTAACGATTGGAGAGGTTATGGCATGATAGTTTTCTGTGGTATCAGTGTTGATACCCAACTTACCTTTGACTGCTACCGTGATTGGTGGGTAATTGAAGATGTGTTTACCTTCACCAACGGAGGTCATGCCAACATACTGTTTTGTATCATAATTTGCACGCGAAAGAGTGCTTCCAATACCTGCAGCTGCGAGTCTAAACTTATCACCATCTTCTCTGAGGACATAATAGTCCTGAGTGGTTTCAAGACCACCAATTCTGACACCTTCATTGGAATAACGAATCAGATCACCATCATTGAATCCATGATCCTTGTATTCAATAAAGTCGGAATATGTGTTGATACCTGATGTAGGTACAAGTCTTCTCTTATTTTCATATCCCTCACCAGGATTCTCAATTACGATTCTACCGATGACTTGTTTTTTCCGTAAACTCTCAAATCGTTGAATACCATCACCAAATGCGGTGAAGTTAAGTAGATTCGATCTAGTCAGAGCGTCATTTTCATTATTTGCAAGTTTAATCGTCGATGGATTGATTCTTGCAACAAAATATACTGATTTGTCAATCAGTCTTCTATCAGGACTGACCTGGATACCAGTAACTCCTGCCGTGCTTGCAATACCAACTGCAGTGTTACCAAACGTGCGATATATGACGGCTTCACCATCTCTGAATTTGTGATACGTGGAGAATCCAATCGTATCATTAGAAATACTAATTCTATTGCTCGTTGCAGAAGCATCAAAGTCAATCGAGTGATCAACTTGTTTTAGAATAGTTCTTGCAACCGCACCAGATCCATTACCGCCAGAAATTTCAACAGTGGGTTGTTCAATATAGTCAAATCCAGGATCGATGATATCAATTCTTTCAAAAGATCCTTTTACATTAGCAGTTGCACTTGCTCCTACTCCAGCAGACGCAGAAATAGTTACTGTTGGTGGTACAATAACATCATAACCAGTTCCACCTTCAAGAACATCAATAGATTTGATTCCACCGAAGAAAATTTCATCACCAGACTTATAGTTGCTGATTTCTGTTCCATTGATCAGCATTCCCGTTGTGCCTGTTGGTGTATCCTGTTGTCTACCGTTGAAACTAGGATTCAGAGGGAATCTCTTGATGAGTTTTTGGTGCTCTAACTTTTTGTTAGCAAGATCTGGAACGGAAAGTTTGAACGTTCCCGAACCGATTGCAGTTACGAAAGTGCCATTTACCAAATCTGGTAAAGAGTTTGCAAGTTGAACCTCATTAGCACTTACTCTTTTGATGAAGTAATTTTTACCATTCTGTAAGTCACCAAGAGATCCTTCAATGATGTTAAAGGTGACTACTTCACCAGAATAGAATCCGTGGTCTTTTGCACCATCGGTAACTTGAATAAGTTGAATAGTATCACCACCAGTTACGCCAGTCCAGGTGATAGAACGATCAGAAACTGTGATTGGTTCTTGACCAAGACTTGGAATCGATGGAGAAGTTGTATAAACGTGTGGATGAGGTGGTTTTGGATTCTTCTTACCACTCTCATGATCATAAGTGTTCTGAACATCAGTTGTATACTTGGTGATGTTCTCGTGAACAGTGCTATTACCTCTGAGAACTCTTCTTCTAATGAAAGTGACATTAGATGGATCAATGCCAGGAAGTTCACCGAGAACAAAAGTACCGTTACTTACAACACTAGTGATTTTACCTGTGCCAATGATTTCGGAATCACTATTCAGAACTTCGATTGTATCCTTCTGTAGGAAATCATTATCAGCTGCTGTAGAAACACTAAAGGAATCAGATGAGATTCTGATAAACGAAATTGGTGCGTGTTTGACTGCAGTGTTATGAATCCAGGAGTTAAAACTCTGGTCTTGAGAAACCTTCATCACACCGAGGTTACCGACTCTGATGCGATCACCCTTATTGAAATAGTAAGTGTCTTCAGGAACGTCAAATCCACCAAGAACACCAGTAATGAGAACTTCAATTTTTTTACTGATGTTACCTGCAGAATATCCGTAAGCTACATTTCCATATCTGACTTCATCAGACACACTATATGTCTGTGGCGTTGTAGTGATACCTAAGAATTGGTTGGAAGTCTTACCAGTGTAAGAAGTGACACCAACAATGTCATTTTGGACAAGATTCAGAGTACCAGTTGTTGGGAATCCAACTGTGCTATCAACCGTGATTACAGTTGCGCCAATGGAGACGGAATCAGTAAGTCTGGTTCTTCCAGGAATCACAAAGTTTCCTTGAATCGACTCTTCAGTCAGACTAATCTGATAATATCTCTCACCATCATACATGAACTCCTTAACGTCTGAGATAGCGCCAGAAGCGCCTGGAATGGTCTTATCATCGGCGTCGGTATCTTGGAATAGGGTAGACCCTTTTAACGCTCTAGGATCTCCTGTAACCAGTTTTGCAACAAAATCTTGAGTGAAACTATAATCACCATCAGAAGGTTTCAGAAGGAAGTCCGATGGTTTGATAATATTGACTTCAGAACCGAACAAAACCTTGAACAGGATTTTATATGCTTCCTCTGTTCCCTTTGTTCTGTAAAAATCTTTAATCTGTCTGATGAATTGAACTTCATCAATAGAACCATCTAAAGTTCTGTTCTGGAACCCGTTCGCAAAGGTTGTCTTCAGTTTATTGAAGAATTCTTGTATGAACAGGTTGGACAGGTTGAAAACCTTTGTACCACCAGTATGTGCAGCACCAACAGTGCTCTGGAAAGACACCAAATCTGGTCTAGTAGCTCTATCAAGAGAATCTACACCACTAAATCCACGAATACACCCAGTAAATGAAGTTGTACCGATTCCAGTGTATGTAATGATTTCATCATCAATTTTTAAGAGACCATATTTGTCTGGCCAACCTTTTGTGGTCTCAACAAAGATGGTATCGGAATATGATTGTATGTCTGTGGATAATCCAGTACAAACGGTAAGAGCTGCACCGACAAAAGTCTGTAATTTGTTATATCTGTCAAGATTTTCCGCTACATCAACAGGACCACCTTGATATTCCTGTGAAATGTAGTATTGTTTCATGAAGTCCACAAAAAGTGGACTTTCTGCTTGAACAAACTCTGGTAATTGGTTTTCAATTACCTGACTGATTTTGACTCTCTGACGGCTGGTGTCGATCATTTATATTTTTCCGCTATTAGTATCCTGAGGATGTGCTGGTGGAACTGGTGGAAGAAGTTGTGGTTGTGGTCGCAGTAGTACCACTTAAGGTGTACGAACTCGAACTTGTGCTAGATGCAGAAGACGAAACGGTTGTCAAAGCCGATGTCGCAATTGGAGAATTAGACTTTCTAATATAAGTTGGTACATTATAACTAGACTCTCTTGTGAATCTGGAACCAGATGTGTTTTCACCAGAAGAAATGATGTCTTGAACCATCGTGATCGATGTATTCGTCATATCAAACTTCACATACAAGTCACGAAGACCAACCACATCGTTAGAATGTGGAATGGCTTGAACCTCAACAACATTATTTGAAATGTTTGTAGAAAGAATATTTACAGTATCTATAAGGATTTCACCGATGTCATATTTGACCGTTCCTGCGTTCTTTTTGATGATATTTGGTGTTCCGCCTTCTGCATAAGTGAAGAAGAAGATACGACCTTGTTTCTTATCAATGACTTCATCAGCCATGTAGACAGGATCGTTAACTCCTTCGATTCTGAATCCAGTAGAAGTGATGTTATAAGCGGATTCTGCGATATGGAACTGATTTCCGTAACAAAGTTCGTATTGTGCAAACTTACCAATCTCTGCCATCAGATTTCTTCTCATAATCACTCTTGTGATGTTAGAAGTGATTGAGGAATCCACTCCATCAATCAAAGTTTGTGATTTACTGTACTTGAATCGACCACCGAACTTATTGACATCAATAGATCGTGAATACGTGGTCAATGCATTGCTGATTGCAGTCTTGAGTCGATTTGGATCATCCGCAAAGTTTGTGTTATAATATGCGAAAGACTCAAGTTCAACATAAAGGTACTTGAGATCAATAAATTCAGGTACAATACCTGCAACAGCGTAACTTTTCAGTTTTTGAACCAAATCTCTCTTTGTAAAGTCAGAAAGATAGTCACCATTTCGTGGTTTGACTGAAATAAACACTTTTCCGAACCTTGGAGGTGTCATTTCTTCACCACCAAACGCAGAAACCGACTCGACGTTAGGATAAACGTATGCCAGAACGCCTTCATAGTCTGCCGCGGTCACTGCACGGTATTGAGACGAGTAAATTCGAGGTGCATAATACTTAATTGACGAAATTGACTCGATTTCGTCTCCATCGCGAGAAGGTTCGATCGTGTTTACCAACGAAATGTTGGCGGCATCGACACTTCCACCGTCTTGATCTAAAAGTTGACCGATAAAACTGAATTCTGCAGCGCCGTTACCGTCTCTTCCTGCAGTTGTGATGTAAGTTGCGGTAATATAGTTCTCATTATTGAGTTTTTTACCGATTACACCGTCTCCAAACAGTAATTCATACCTTTCATCCTCAATTTCTTGTAACAAGAAGGAAGAAGAGGTCGAATTGATACCAATAATGTTGTCAATTTGTTTATGAACGACCGAAGTAGACGAACTTTCTGCAGTTTTGACCTTGACACGCAATGTAGAGGTGTCAATAAACGAATTATTGAGAATAAACCGTTGATTGAACTGTGCCGTATTGACTGTAAAGTTCTGAGTGATCAATAATCCTTCAAAAATTTCAATATTTTCGAATCTTGCAACACCATCTGCGACGTTTACGGTAATATCTTCAGGAATCGAGAAAATATAACTTGTATTTGCTGCTGCACCATTACAAATCAGACCAGCTTTCAAGGTCAAAGTCACTGTTTCGGTCAATCCAGTGACAAAAAAGGAAATTCTTGCTCGTGCAGCACGACGAGAACGTGGAACGTATCCAATGTTACGTGCCAGAGAGACGACGTTTTCTCTTAATGTAGCGGAATCGAGAAAACTTTCGTTCGCCGCCATGTTTGTGTTGTAGGCGGTGATGTATGTATTATATGCCAGCGCATCAATAATGATCGAGAGGTTAGATCCCTCAAAATCATAGTCAGTAAAATTCGTATTCGCCCTCAGATAATCTCTGATAGACGTTTTGATATCATCAAAATCTAAATTAAGGTATTGACCGAAAGCCATTATAGTCTAGCCGGGAAAAGAAGAACGTCTACTGATTGAGTAGGAACAGGAAGACCGACAATATCATATTCAACAGTGATGAACATGTCGTTGGTATCGGCACCAATAGTCACATTCGCATCAACATTATTCACTCTGGGTTCAAAATTACTAATCGAACTCAGAATTTGTTCTCTAATACCGATAGATTCAAGAGCAGTGTTCAGTTCAAACAGTGAATTACTCACATTTGTGCCGAAAATGTCTTGAAAAGGTTTCTCACCAACAACGGTAAGAACAATATTTTGTACGGCACGTTTGATTGCATCCTCATTTTTTAACACAAGGACATCATTCGTCACTGGATGACGTTTAAATGACAGATTGATGTCCCTGAATGTTCTTGAAACAGATGCCACTGATACAATTATGGTCTAACCTCTTTATATTTAGACAGAAATTAGAGCACTTGTTTACCTTCCGAACTATCTTCCTCATCAACTCGTTCGATCAGTTCGTTATTGTTA